TATAATACTCGGGGGAGCTTAATATGGTTTTCCACAAACGTTCCATAAAATGCGCTTCGTGGGGTTTATCGGAATGATTAACGCTATCCAGCAATTTTAGATAAAACTCTTTGGGGTGCCGCAGAATATTGTCTTTATAAACTAAGAATATAGCGTGAGCGCGACACATATACTCTTTATCTTCAACAACAACACCAAAGGCATGCTCAAAAAAATCTCCCAAGGTTTTGTGCTTTTTGTCAAAGGCGTCCCACTTTGAAAGTGCGCCGAAACTTAGTATATTGGGACATAAATCAATATAGAGGTCATTTTTTTCCAAAAGTTTATCTAGATTGGGGATCAACGTATTGATTATGTGTGTTAGATTGGGAACGTCTGTAGGAGACCCCCCTTGAGCAAAAACGGTAAGATCGGATAAGTTGTCATAATTCTCCACTATATGATGAAGATAGGTGTGGGCCTCCCTGCCCACATTGGGCAATGGATTAGAGCCTTTTTTATCAAATTTGTTATAGATAGTTTGTTTAATAAGAGGGCTAAGCTGCGAAAGCCAAAGCGTATCTTCTTTATATTTAGAAACGCAAATTTCAATAGATCGAGTATTCATGTGAGTACGTGGGTTCGGAGTTTATTTTAAAAGGTTTAAATATTGTTGGGCTACATTTTTTATATATAAATCAGGCCTATGGAAGCCTTTGGGTGTTTCTAGGATTTTTAAAATTCCGTCAACTATTTTTTCAGTATCAACTATAGGGGGATTGTAGAGATCCACCGTGGTTCCCATTTGATAATCTTCTTCCAATGTGAGGATAATACCATTATCTTTAACTAGTTCCTTAGTGCCCCCGTTATGAGAGCATAACACAGGCAGGCCAGAAGCTAACCCTTCTACAACGGTATTGGGGCACCAATCCAGCCATGAGAGATGTACCATAGCGTCCGCTGTAGCGTATATTTCAGGTAGTTTATCGTGAGCTATTTTAGGGAAAAGAATTATATTTTGGGACTGCGTAGATTCAACATAATCCACTGCGGGTTTATAGCACTGGCCATCCAAAACCAGAAGCGCGACGTCCTTAAGCTTGGGAGAGCTAAAGGCCTCCATCGCTTCTTCTAGGCGTTTATGGCGCCTCCATTTTGCGGAAGCAATTACAACTTTGTCAAAGTTTTCCACATAAGGATGGGGAATATCGGGGGTAAAGGTAGAGGGAACTCCATTATAAATAATTGTATTATCTTTTTTTATACCCGTAAAAGCTTCATAAATATCCTTGGAGAATTGAGATTGAAATACTATATGATCAAACTTTTCGTAACAATCAAATATGGGTTTATTTTTGTTCCTACAAGATTTGTCTCCGCTATCGAGGCACAAACCATCCAGGCGTAACACGTTAAATGCATTATCTTTATGGGGACCGTCAATGATCGCGATGTTATTGTCGGCGTTTTTCTTAAAATCGTGTCCCTGCTGAATAAATTCTTCCTTCAGTCTCCACCCAAAAGTAGATGGCCCACCCATTTTAGGGTTAGCCCTATTAATATAAAAAGATTTCATTCAATATACCCCCGATGTCTTATGAGTTTTGCTATTCCTTCTTCTAGTTTGCCCCCTGTGTGTTCTTCTTTTGGGGTGGCGGACCCTGCGTGATTATAAATATAACATATTCGAGGCAGATAGCAAGCTTTTAGGTTTTTTTTATGACAATGATATAACATTGGGAGCATGAGAGCTTGATCGTAACCTCTTTTAAACCAGGCCCCCGTGTCATCTTGAAAATTTTTGATATTTATGTTGTCTAGAAGCCTTTTTTTAAAAGTACGCAAATGACTGGAGACCCACGGATAGGTATAAGGGTTTTCGTTGGGAGGTAAAAATTGACTTACATTCAGGTCTCGATCATCCCACTTATGCCCCGTCCATAAAACTTCACAACCTTTTTCGCATAACACGTCTTCTACTACCGTATCTTCATAGGATCTTGAAATATAGTGAAAACAATCATTATCGCATAATTGATCGTCCCCATCAATGATTACTATAATAGAATCAGGATTTGCGACATTCTCTTGAATAGTATTATAAATATTTTTAAGGGCATATTGACGCTTCGGGTTTAGAATTACATCAATACGGGGATCGGAGAGCTTATTTATAATTTCAGTCGCCTTGTCAAACGAAGAAGGGCATCCATCACATGCTATATATAATTTCCACTGTTCGTGGGTTTGTGCACGAACACTTTCAACAAGGGCGCCTAAATTATCAGCTGCCTTAAAGGTAGGAACAATGACTTCGAACATTATTATTGAACCAATTGGAAACGAGTCGGGGAACGCTTTCCTTGTTGGGTAATTGAATTACTGATCCTTCCCAGTCGGCAACCTTCTCGTGAAAGGTACGAGGACCTTTTTCATATAAAATTTTAGCCATTGCACGTATGTTTTTATCGGTCACTTGAGACCAAGGTTTATCAAACATAACATTATGGGCGCTCGTATCTTTTCGTTGTAAATTATACATAGAATTGTGAAACTCGTGCCAATGATCCTTGTAGTTGCGTATTTTTCGCTCTAGGTCCAGCCATGAAACATGCCAAATAGCTATAGGGCTACTTTGGTTGAATTCATGGAATTGTTGACGTACGTTTCCCGCTATATTAATATAATCACAAGTGTCGGATTCGTAGGGTCGAGGATATTCGTGGCCAGTTTCGTCAAATTCTTTGCTTCGTTCAGGTATTCCATGTTTGACATATGGAATATTGGGAGTGATTCGGGGCTTGGGATACATGTCTGCCCTTATTTGATCAAGAGAACCCCAAAATTCTAATACGGGAAGTGCTACGTAAATTTGCTGGTCGTAAACCATTTTACAAAGTCTTTTAACTTCTAAACGATTATTTTCATGTATGAATTCATCTGTATCGCATTGCCACAGGACATCCCCCGTACACATGGCACGGGCATCGTTTTTAAGATACCCATCAGAATAGATTGCCCATCGAGGATGGGACATGTCGATGGGGAATGTTTTTACCTTAGCGGTGGGGAAGTGTTTTTTAATTAATTTTAGGGTGTTATCAGAACTACCCCCATCCGCTATACATACTTCGTCAGCAAAAGAATGTAAATCTTCAATACATTCTAAAAAGGGGTACCCACGCTCCTCACAGTTAAACGTGGTAGTATAAGCACTAATCTTCATAAGGTCTGTCAAATTCCATATATTTATTAGTGAGATGAGTTTTGGTGGGACGAGCCTCTCCTCCCGATTGGACTATCTTGAATTTAATTCCCGACATATCTATTGTCGTTCCAACATTTGTTCCCCATCCAGGAGTGCTTTTTCCCATAAAATACTTGTTCTTCCATCCTCTTTCTTGTATATATATGGTGTTCCATTCTTCTAGAACAGGATATCCATCGGGAGCCATAAAGGTACGTCCTTTATAGTCTCGTAGAACAGGGGCTCCTGTTTCGTTTACATGTCCAACTTTTTGAGGGAACTCAAATGATTTCCAAATAGAGGGAGTTAAGAATATCCAATCAGTGGCTGTGTATCCTGGCCCCCAATCATGAGTGTAGATATCTGAATCAAATTCCTCTATATCTATTACATCCCTAAACCCTTTATCCGCAATAACGTCACAAACGGTAAAAACGACAGGGCCCTCATAGTTGATTTTTTTTAAATGCTCGATTCCTCGCATCAAGCCTTCGCAACAGCCAGGGAGGTGACCTGGGTTAGGAAAGGACTCTGAGTGATCAATGAGATCGGGTTTCTTATACTCGATGCCATTTTCTACAGTAGAGATATTATTAATGAGATAGGCTTTATCCCCGAACATCCCTCTAAACCAGGACGCCCAAATACGTTCTTCCTCCAGCTTTAGCGGAGTATTCATTCCTACGGAGATCAGGGCTATTTTTTTATTCATTTAGAATTTTCCAGAAATAATAAGGTCTTGACTCTAGGTAGGATACTATTTCTTCTATTGATTTATTCCACCATTCTTCTGTGATGTGTTGAGATTTGGTGGTGGTTATAACCTTTAATCCAAGCAATTTAGCTTCAATGGTAATACGGGGGCAGGTGTCATGGATTATGGGGTGAAACAATAGCCCTTCGTAAGGAGAGAGGAGGCGCAACAGTTCTGCATTAGTGTCAGTTTTTAAGACATCGAAACCCAATTTATTTTTTTTACCATACAATTTACTTTCTTCAATTCCTTTGGCTTTGGTATGCCATCCTCCATTGCCATCTATAATGGCAAACTTCCCATTGGTATTTGAATTACGTAACTTCTCCATAAGGTGGAGGGAGTCTTTTTTAAAACATGAAGAAAGGCGTAAGTGTTTGGTAGACAAGGTTACGTTGAGCGCTTGAAGGTGAAAAGAACGTTGCTCATCGGACATATAAAAAATGTAACGGGCATGGCGGTGGATTGATTCGTACAAGCGCATTAAATGAGGCACACTGTGTTCTCCCAAAGGGCAGTGGCACTCTTGCTTCGTTAGGGTTGAATGTGGGATAGATCCCCTATAGGGGCAGTAACCATAATCAAATTCTATTTTAACAAAGGGGTGGTGTTGCATTATCCATACAATAGTATCGATAGTTGCAGGGGTTAGATTTGTGATATTACCAAAGATCCACATAGAAGGACAAAGCGTGGCAGCGTGGGTCAACGTTAAATCACCCGTAGGGATAAAGCCCACTTCGTCTTGATGGGGTTCAGTGATACCTTCTAGTGTTAGAGCGGTCCCTCCAACCCCCGCTACAGCATCATCCACGAAAATATACTTATTGTCTTTTAAATGTTTTCCCTTTGATGACATATTCATTTTTGTTTCGCACGAAGGTTTTGATTTCTATAAGGCTCCCATTTTTAGAGAGATGACCGCTTGTTTGTAGTCTAGATAGATGACCGTGAATAGATCTAGTACTTTTATTTCGGTGGGACACTATATATTCTGCTGCTAATTCCTTAATGGAGCGATGAAGGGTTTTGTTACTGGAAGCAGAACTACATAGAAAAGAATAGAAAGATATGTCTGACTCTATGATGACTCCTTTTTCTAGGTCAACGAAAAGTGTTTCTAAGAGCTGAATGAACTTACCTTTTTCAGAAGACGGCATATACTTATATTCGCACAGTTTCAGATAAAGTCAAATGATCTGAAAATATTTTCCGCTAATCCGAAAATATGTGCATACAGGGTGAAAATATTTGCACTTTACACAGGCCCCCTTCTAATATAGGTTATATATAGGTTATAGAGGTTTATATAAAAAAACTCCTTGTCGTAGACAAGGATGAAAAAAAGGGTATTAAAAGGAAAGCAAATCAAGTATTTCTTCAATATTTTTTGACTTGTCTTCAGTATTGCAGTATTGTTAAGCAACATGAAAGAACTTGAAAATTTATACCTAGTGAATTGTGGCGAGTGGTATTCGTTGAAAAATGGAATGGATGCAGAAGAGGTCGCCCAAGGGGCGCTTGAAGAAATTTTTGAATGCAAAGATTTGAATATATCAACTACTATGATAGTATTAGATGCCCGTAAATGCCTGCGTGATTTTGATATTTCTACTAATACCTACTTCTTTTCAACCACCGAATTACTACGTCGAGGTGGGCGTGGAGATTTAGCTACTTCACTAGACTGCGTTTACAATAATCTTTACAATAACTCTAAATCCTGACATGGCTAAACAAATCATCATTGGACTTTGCGGACACGCTCGCTCGGGAAAGGACTCATTTTGCCAGCTTGCCATTCCATATCTAAGCGACAAGGGACATCGGTCTAAGCGCGTGGCTCTTGCTGACGAACTAAAAAAAGATCTTAATACCTTTTTGATTCAGAAAGTAGGAATCAGCCCATTTACACAGAGAGAGGAGGAAAAAAACTTAATCCGTCCTCTTTTGGTAGCATACGGCACCAACCTCATGAGATCAATTGATGAAGACTGGTGGCTAAAGAAACTCGACAAGAATCTGGAGGCGCTTTTCACTTTTGGCGCTATCCCTATTGTTACTGATATTCGGTATGAGAATGAATTAAAGTGGCTGAAGGACAGATATAACCTCCATACCGTTTATATTCAAAGGAAAGGAATAAAGGCGGCCAACTCTGAAGAGGCTCACAATAACGTGATTCTTAAAAAACAATGCGATCAGTCTCTTTGGTGGCCCACCTATGGTGACGAACAGTTGGAGCTGGGGCGCCCCAAGGTTATTAAGGTAATTAACAAAATACTAAAGCAGGCACACGGACATGTACGAAGAATTAAATGATTTGGAACTAATTTTCAATGTTCAACAAAATATTAGTCCCAACGAATGTCTCAAAGAGATAGTCAATCGACACAGCGGTATATATTTAGATATGGTGAACATATATGCTTCCAGCTCGTCTCCCTATATTTCAAAAAAAGACCTCATAGAAGACAAGCTATTCCATATTTACCAAGCCGTTATTAAATATGACGAAGATCGGGGAACTAAATTTAGCACATATCTAGGCAATGAAGCTAAATGGCTATGCCTCAATAATTATAACAAAAACAAACGACGCGGAGAACATGTGGAAGATCACCCCACTCTAGAGATACTCTGCGTGAAAACTTTCGATCAAGACTCCATCAAAAAAGATTTACTTGAAAAAATTAACTATCTAGTCGAGAATCATCCTGATGAGAGGGTGTGTAAAATTTTCAAATTACGTTATATAGTGGGTCATAAAAATAAAGTAATGCCATGGAAGCAGGTAAGCGGTGAAATGGCCATGAGCATACAAGGGTGCATTAATATTCATGATCGTGCCATTAAGTCCATTCAATTTAAATTAAAGCGTGAGCAATGAATAGTTGTTTTTTTTCTGGTAGACTAACCGAGGATCCGACCCTCAATCAATACGAAACTAGCAAAAAATGCTTCTTTAGTGTTGCTATCCAAAACAACTCGAAAGACAAAGAGCCAATGTTTTTGGAATTCAATGCATGGGATTCACGAGCGGACTTTTGCGCTCAGTACCTCAAGAAAGGGATGAGGGTTTTTGCCCAAGGCCACTTGGTTTCTAGCTCCTGGACAGGAAAAGATGGACGTAAAAATATGAAGCTAGTGTGTGTGGTAGATAGGATTGAACCCATCTTCCCTCCCAAGCCCCCTGAGCCCTCCGAGGGATCTTCCATTCCTGATATGCCTTCTAGCCAAGAACTTTTTGAACCAACGAATCCTGCGGCGACCAAATCTCTAGATAATGTATTGGGACTGGATAATGAACCCATATTTTAATAAAAAAAATAGGCGTCCGATTTTTACCAAAGTGGACGATACACTACAACAATGAAAAAAATAGTATACAAAGGTCCTTTAAACAGCGTTTCTTTCGGAAATGTTTCCTATAACCTCCTAAGGGAGATGTATGAACGGAAAATGTCCGTTTCCTTTTTTCCTATAGGGAATGTAGATATTTCGGCTTTTGATAAAGTTGATTCGGATTTCAAGGTATGGTTAGAGGCCTGTGGTAATAATAGGTATACTTCTGTTTCTAAAGATACTCCTACCTTACAACTATGGCATCTAAATGGTTCTGAAAATCGCTTGACTCCGCGACAGGCTTTATTTACTTTTTATGAACTTGACAATCCTACGGTGGCAGAAAAAAACTTAGCCGACTTGCAGGATTTGGTAATTTTTAGCAGCAGTTTTGCTGCAGAGAAGTTTGAGCTTATAGGTTGTGAGAATGTATGCCATATTCCCATTGGTTTTGATAAGGATTTTGGGCCTACAGGAAAAGAATATCTAAAAGATACAACGCATTTTGGGCTTTTTGGGAAATTCGAGAAGAGAAAACATACGTCCAAGATCCTCTCTCTATGGGCAAAAAAATACGGAAATAATTTCGATTATCAATTAACATGCTGTGTGACGAATCCCTTTTTCAAGCCTGAGCAAATGAATCAAATGATAGGCCAAGCTCTAGAGGGGAAAAGATATGGTAATATTAATTTCTTGCCCTATTTGAGAACTAATAGTGAAGTGAATGACGCCCTCAACTCTATTGATATTGATCTTACGGGACTTAGCGGTGGCGAGGGCTGGAACCTTCCTTCTTTTAATGCTACGGCGTTGGGAAAATGGAGTATTGTTCTCGATGCTTCATCTCATAAAGATTGGGCAACACCAAAGAACTCAGTACTGGTTGGGACCAAGGGGAAGGAAAATTCCGCTGATGGATTATTCTTTACGCAGGGACAACAGTTCAATCAAGGTAATATTTATACCTTTGACGATGATGAGGTAATTGCTCAGATGGAACATGCAGAAACCCTAGCAAAGAAAGAGAACACAGAGGGCCTGAAGTTACAAAAAGAGTTCACCTATAAGAAAACTCTGGATTCTATTTTGGACAAAATGTCTTCTCTAGTGTAAATTAATAGAATTATAAATTTTAAATTACAAAATAATAACATATAATGAATACTCAAAATAACGAAATCGTACTATGCTGTGGGCGCGGCAAGTGCCCTATTCTTCGCAAAACCACCGCAAATTTGTATGAAATTCAAGATGATGATGGCAATATAGTTTCAATTAAAAAAGATCAACTAGAGTTAATCGCTGAGGCTATAAAAGAGTTGGATGATAAATGTTCTATGAAACGATAGCATGTATTGGGCTGACCTTTATCCTTAAGTATGGGACAATTTTTGATAAGCCACGCGGCTTTTTAATCAGACAATCTCTCTTCTTAAAGGATCTTTTCGATTGCAGCTTGTGTCTGGGGTTCTGGACAGGGGCAGCAGTAGGTGGGGCGCTTTTTTTTATTGCATGGGATCCCTTTTATTACCTACTTCCTTTAGTCTCTTCTTTTTTATCATTAGTAGCCGATTCCATCATGGGTACCCTTCAAGCTTATGAAGCACATTTAGAGTCTCGTTCCCGCCGTCCTATAGGTAAAAAGCGGAAGCGCCCCGAGTCGCCTCCTTCCAACAATGACTAACCTCCTCCAATGCCACTTTATATCTTTGAGCACCCTACCACCGAAGAGCGGCGAGACATCTTCTTCCATATGGCGGAAGAACCTAAAATTTATATTGATTCCGAAGGTATAGAATGGCGGCGGATTTTTACTTGCTCTCAACTTTCTATGGATACTTCTCTTGACCCTTATAGCAGCAAACAGTTTGTAGATAAAACGAGAAATGAAGGGAACATGGGAGATCTATGGGATAGAAGCGCAGAACTTCATCAAAAACGGGCAGATAAAGAAGGGGTAGACCCCTTACGTAAAAAATACTTTGAACAATACTCAAAAGAGAGGAACGGGGCCAAGCACCTTGAGGACCCAAGTGCCTAGTACCGATGACTCTTATAATTAAAAAAGGGGCACGCTTCATAGTAAGGAAATTAGCCGCAGTGTTCACGAGAAAGGCACCCCCTCCCGCTCCCCCTACTTAATGATTAATGAAGGAATGGTATAGAAATATTTTAGGGCGACTCAATGAGTGGCTTGACAAAGAAATAGCCTATTTGGATTCCTCTAAATATTATACCGAGCAAGACCCTTTAACGAGGGAGGGGATAAAAGACCTTAGCGCCTCTCGCAAAAAGGAATTAAACAGGATGTCAACTGCTAATTTTAATTTTTATTTAAGGAAACAAATTCCCCCTGAGGACTTTAGTGATGAGATTACTGCAGAAATAGAGCTTCTATCTGAAGGCCTGGATTCTCATACTTGTGCGGTAATAATAGAGTCATCTCGGGTAAGAAACTTAGGTGCGATTGTTGCGGCTATGACACACCGCCAATTAAAAGAACCTAAGACCCGTTTTTTTATTATAACCGATAGTGATGAAATTATTCTTAAATTGGTAAATGTCTTTAATTGGGCCAATCGACATTTCTACACCCTACCAACTCTTATGGATTTAAATTTAAACCCTTATGAGAGAAATAGTGTTACGTCTGAAATTTTGTCTAAATTGGATAATTTTATTGTTGCTGAAAATTCTACTCTACTCAAGCTGGTGAACGCCAAGGGGCAAAAACCCCTTCCTCTTCTTGACGCTGAAGAAGTTTTTGTTTTCCGACCCGAGGAGATGAAGTTTGTATGAAAAAAATCTCTTATATTTTAGTATCTCGTAATGATAATTATTGTGGTGATTCAGTTGGACGATTAGTAAACACGTTAAACCACACAGGGTCCCTTTTGGTTAAAAATGGAGTAGAAGACCAGTCCGAAGTAGTTTTGATTGATTGGGCGTCACCAGAAGCCCCTTTGTTGGCAAATTTACCCCCTAAACTCAATAAGGATATTCTTTCTATATTAAAAATCGTAACAGTTAGCCCTACCGTTGCAGCTAAATATCAACAAAATTCTCCTTTTTCTGAAGTTCATGCTATGAATTGTGGTTTTCGCCGCATGAGGGGAGAATATTTTGGGCGCATTGATCAAGATACCTTAATGGGTCAGCGTTTCGTGGATTGGTTTTATAACGATTTTAAGGTAAAGGACTATGGTTTTGATTGGCCTACAACAGCTTTTTGTAGTCGCCGTAATTTAGATGAAGTTCAAAGTAAACCACATCATTATAAAAATTTAATATTTAATCCTGTACTATCTCGAACTATTACAATCTGCCATGAACATAATCACTTTACCCGCCTCATGCCAAGGGGAAAGGACAGGCCTGTTTTCCATTCTCCTTATGGCGGGGCTGTAGGGATTTTGTTAGTCCAAAAAGATGCTTATGAAAAACATAAAGGCTTTAACGAACAAATGGTTCATATGAATAATATGGATGTAGAATTTTTTAATCGCCTTACTCAAACTGAATCTTTTTATAATTTAAATTTAAAACTCGATTGTGATTTTTACCATCAATATCATTCTCGGCATGATGGGGCCAAAAATGACTCCACGCAGCCCCATGCCAACCAAGAAGGCTCACGCCAAACTAATGATTTGAGCTATAGAAACACTTTACATAAAAATCCAAATAATGCCAACTGGGGACTTTTAAAGGAAGACCTTTCTGTTGTTGACTGGGCCTAAAAAAAGAGTTTCCGAACTGGGAGAAAAATGAATAAAGAAATTAAAAACATACAAATGTTTTCGACAGGGGGTGCTGGAAGTCATTGGTTCTTTCATGAGTTAAAGGGGCCGAAGTATGCCAGCCCCCACTTAAACTCCTTAGTGTATGAGATTGAAGGGCATCCTGAAGGGTCGTCATACAAACATCGCAACCAACCTCCTCAAAAACTTCACAAACCTAATAGCTTAGTCCTCTATCTTTACTGTAACCCCTTAAACCATGCTTTAGGAATGTATAAGAAAAAGCAGGCGCGAGGGCATTGCGAACAAATGGGGGGGGATGTAGCGGGCATACAGGGAGTTAAGACCTTTGAGGAGTTTGTTGAGAATGGAGTGGATTATTTCAAGTATTATACTCATTTATCTAATTGGTTGAATACTGAAACGGAATACCCTCGCGTTTTAATAAAATACGAACATATAAAGGAGGAATTTGATAATTTCTGTCGGTTGATTGAAATTGGTTCTGGACCTCCCCTTAATTTTAGACAAAGAAAATCGGATTATAATAAATATTCAGACAGCATAAAAGATAAATTGCATAAAATGTTTAAAAGAGAATTAGAGCTGTATAATTCCATACCCCCGCTAACGGTAGTAAAATGAAAATACACGTACCCCTCGAATTTCGGGTATAATTATGAATAAAAATGTCATATATTTATTGGATTGTCAATTTGAAGACGAATGGCATAAAAAGAAATACGCCATCACCAATATTTTAAAAAAGAAAGATGACTTGACAGAGGAATACGTTTCTAGCGTTATAAACTCAGGCTGGAGACAAGATGGCCAAGATGAATGGACTTCTATATCTATTCCTCGTATTGAAAGCTATGCACGAACAGTGGGTGCGGACGTAGTTAAGTTTGATAGCAAACTTCTTGACTCCATGCCGATGCCGTCTAGCTTCCATCCTTATCAAAGGGCGGTTTTCTTAAAGTTTGAAATTCTTAGGCAGTTTGAAAAAAGCAATTACGACAGAATGCTTTTTCTAGACCTAGATATTCTTATTTTACATGATAAGGAAAATATTTTTGAGGAATTGCCGTCTAAAGGTATTTACATGGCCCCTGATCACAACCCCGAGACAACCCTATCCTGCAAACAAAAGTTACTGGAGTTTTTTAATTTAAAAAAAGACTTAATTCCGCTTATTGATATGCCTCGCAAGGATCGAAACTTTTACAACCCTCCTTTAAATTGGTTTAAGAATAGGTCTTTTTATAATTGGGGGGTTTTTCTCGCAGATAAAGACTCTATTAAGAAGCTTAATGTGCATATCCCTAAGTCTACCCAATGGATATCTTTTTTTGACAAATTCAATTTATCCCACAATCCTCGTGACAGTAGGTTTAATCAAGACATCATGGAACAAGACTGCTTGTTATATTTTCTTCATCAATCACCATTATCCATAAAACCTTTGGGGCGAAAATGGAATTTTGAGCATTTCTGCGTTCGCCCTAATGATGATGTCAACTTTGTACATATGTATGATAAAATGTTGATATCTTTTCTTTTTGATAAACCTTGGAAGTTAGAGGCCATATGCGCTATTAGGGACAAATACACGGACCTCTTAAATGAGAACTAAACCTTTAATAATTTTCAGCTGCTATCATAAAAGCGGCACAACCCTTTTAAGACACTTTATAGCTGATTATGCCGAAAAGCATGATCTCACATGGAGGGAGGGTCACTGCGAAAGGTTTAGCGCTACCGACTTTCAAGAGATGGATATCTGGTTTGACCCGTGGGGAACCGCTTTAGTGCCTCACGACTTAAGTAAAGAGAATAGAAACGTAGAAGAGGCCACTGGTCGAAATTGTATTGGCGTTCACTTAATTAGGGATCCGAGAAATATTATTGTTTCGGGATACCTTTATCATAAGTCTCAAGAAAAAGAAGCCGCATGGAAGGGGTACTATAAAGAGACCCTTAATTCTCTCGATCAAGACAACGGTCTTTTATTTGAGATGTCTCGGACGGCTCGGGAAACCATAACTCGCATGCAGAAATGGGATTATAGCAATGACATTTTTCTAGAGCTTCGTTATGAAAATTTAATGCAAAATTTTACAGGCACTTTTCAGAGGATTCTTCGTCACATAGGGTCTCCTACCCCTGCTGAAGACCTTGTTCTTGCTGAGCGTCATGACATAAATCGGATGTCTAAAGAAGAACTAGAACAAAACACTCATATTATTTCTAAAAAATTTGACCCTTATAAATGGACTTCTTTTTTAAAAGGAGTTCATTTGGCTAAATTAAATTCTTTATTTGGAGATTTAGGGCGTTTGAATTATTCCGCGTTGGGGGACGCCTGTTGATAACATCTGGTATATTTATTAGTTATGCTCTCCAATTATAAAAAAACTCGGGCGGCCTTTGAAAAAATGTGGAATCGCCCTGCTCCCGATAAAATGATAGGGGACCCGCGCCCTTTTGATATGGATAGTGAAAACGAAGTCTTTTTTCAGTCTTATCAGAGGCTGGTTATAAAAAAAGAGAAGGGGAACTTAATAGCAAATGCCTGGACCAGTGACCATTCCGCTTCTCACAGGCCTCTTCACGCCCTTAATTTAATTTATTTAGCTGGCATCTCGAACTGGGGCCTCAAACTTCCTGATTTTAAGCCTATAAGGATTTATACAGGAGATATATCTCCTACTTATAAATGTCTCAGGGAGTGTAACGAATACCCTTTAATTCCTGGGGCCATGGATTTAAATAAAATCTCTCCTGATTTTTTAGGAGGGCAAAGGCTAGCAAATTATACGCGGCAATCCAAAAAGTGGCCGCGTGTTGATATGGGTTTTGACGAGCCTAATCTATTTTTGAATAAAGATTTTGGTATATGTCCTGATTTTACTTTTTGGGCTTATTCAGGAGCTTACATGCCTAGCGCTGACGGGGTTTCTGGGTGGGCTAATTTTCACAGAGATCTTTTAAACAAAAAACCTTCTCCCAATCCTTCTCCGCGTATAGGATGGAGGGGAAGCTGTCAGTCTTTAAGCGCTATTAAGGAGCAGACGGCCCAGAACCCTAACTTTGAGCTGTGGAATGGTGCTCCTCGGCTCGGTTTACGAGAATTAAGCCGCGAACACCCTGATATTATTGATGCAAAATGTCCCAATCAAGAGGGGAGCCAGCATCGGTTAACTCCTATAGAACTGAGAGATAATTATAAATATCTTCTAGAGGCAGGCGGCGGCGGCTGTAGTTGTCGTGTAAAATGGCTGTTATGTCTGAAGCGCTTGTGTTTTATAAGGGAAAAGGCCTGGTCGGCTTTTTATGAAATAAATCTTAAGCCTTATGTTCATTATATTCCTATTAAAGAAGACTTTTCGGATTTAATTGAAAAATATCACTGGGCGGAAGATAATCCAGAGAAATGCGAGGAGATCATAGATAATTGTTCCACTTTTGTAGAACGTTTTTTATCTCCTAAATCTCTTGCGCAACGGTGGCATGATACAATTCATTATATTGTAGAAAATTACCAATAAAAAAAATACATTTATTTAAATCGAGGGATAAAAATCATCCACGAGGAGCACCAATGAAACCCAGACATCTTCATATTGGCTGTGGAGAAGTTATTCTGCCTCCACCTTTTGAAAATTTAGACGAACGAAATTTGTCTGGAGTTGACCATATATCGAACGCAAAAAAACTACCATTTGACAACGAAACTTTTGATTTAATTTACTCCTCACATGTCCTAGAGCACTTTCATAGAAGTGAAACAGAAGAGGTCCTTTCAGAATGGGTTAGAGTACTTAAAATGGGCGCCATACTCAGGCTTTCGGTTCCATGCCTGGATAACTTAATTAAAATTTATCAAACTTCTAATGACCTAGAGAATATAGTGGGGCCTTTAATGGGAGGGCAAACCTATGAGGGCAACTTTCACTACAATATATTCAACAAAGAGAGCCTAACCCAATACTTAGAAAAGGTGGGTTGCGAAGCAATTCATACATGGGATTTCAGGAGAACAAGTCACAGTCAGTTTTTTGATTTTTCTCAAGCTACAACCTGGGAAATACCCATTAGCTTAAATATTGAATGTAGAAAAAAATGAAGAAGGGTTATGTTATCTGTCGCAGGGGTTCAGGGCTATCCGATCTTCTGAAAAATATAACGGCAGCTTGGTATTTAGCACACTCTACTAATAGAGATGTAATTATTGACTGGTACCAGACGGTTTACACTAATTACGAAAGAAGGTTTTGCCTACATGAAAAGTTAGACATATATAATTACTTAAATTGTCCATTTAGTGAATTTTTTAACAGGTTGCCTGTAATCCAAGGAGTTTCATTCTATGTGCCGTCGGACTTTAGCTGTTCGGAATATAAGCAATTATTAAAAGACTCTGAACTGTGCAACGCTTGTATAAATGAAACACTTACTGAAAAAGGGTCGCGGGTTTCAGACCAGAATCAGCTCTTTTTTTTAGAGAAGATTTGTTCTAAATTAAGTTTTAATTCTACAACTCAACAAAAAATAGATAACTTTAAAAAAAAGCATTTGGACAACAATATTGTGGTTGCGTGCGTATTTCGTTACGGGGATGGCCAGCTACGCAAGGCTTATATAAATTCATATAAAACGCTTTACCCCAACTCTCCTGTAAGCGAGGATAGAATAATAAAAAAAATGTTTGACCAATATTTGTTTTTTTTAAATGAAATAAAACTTGTTCATCCTGACCTTCGGGTTATGCTGATCGTAGATGAGAGAGGGGTATATGATGAACTCAAATCCTTCTTGTCGGAATTCACCTGTATTCCTCAAAATTTAAGGTGGACCAAAGAGGGTCACGTTACACATATTAGTCAGGGCTTTGAGAGTTTTAAATCTAAGCTTTTACCTGCAGTATTAGATATGTTTTTAATGAAAGAATGTCAATATATGATATATACTGAATCTGGTTTCAATCTAATTCCACGACTTTTCATGCCGTGGCCTAATACAATTAAAGTTTCTTAAACACCTGTGGAATTCATGGGATTTTATTTTATTATATAAAACATGAAGATACTTATAGCAGGCGCAGGAGGCTTCATAGGAGGCCATTTAACTAAAAAGCTGAGCGAAGAAGGCCATGAGGTGATGGCGGTTGATATTAAGCCTACTCGCCAATGGCATCAACATACGAACAAAGCTCATGAGGTTAGTCGGGATTTGCGTTCTTATAATAACTGGGGCTATCTACTATCTGACGTTGACAGGGTATATAATTTAGCCTGTAATATGGGGGGCATGGGTTTTATTCAAAACAATCACGTCGAATGCCTGGAAAGCGTTTTAATTCAAACCAATCTCATTAGAGCTATAAGCGACATGGGGGAGTTTGGGCCCAAAGAAGTTTTTTATAGCTCTTCTGCTTGCGCGTACCCCGAGGACATTCAAGGCGCCGTCGATTCTGTTGCTTTAAAAGAGTCTGATGCCTTTCCCGCGAGCCCTCAAGATGGGTATGGATGGGAAAAGCTTTTTAGCGAAATCATTACCAAGTATTCCATTAAGGATTGTGGAATTAGCCCTCGTGTTTTCAGGTTTCATAATTGCTATGGCCCTTACGGGACGTGGAGAGGGGGACGAGAAAAAGCTCCTGCCGCATTGTGCCGCAAAGTTATAGAAGCAAAGCTTTCAGGCAAACATGAAATCGAAATTTGGGGAGACGGAGAGCAAACACGCACGTTCATGTATATTGATGACTGTATAACTGGAATAGAAAAGCTTTGGGGATCTGATTACACGGATCCTCTTAATTTGGGAAGCGATGAACAAGTGACCATTAATCAGCTAGTTGATATTGCGGAAGAGCTGGGTGACATTAAACTTAAGAGAAACCATGACCTAACAAAACCCCAGGGAGTAAGGGGACGCAATAGCGATAACACCTTAATTAAAGAAGTTCTAGACTGGGCTCCCTCAATTTCACTTAAAGATGGCATGGAAAAGACCTATAAGTGGATTTACGATCAGATGACATAAGGTATGAATATTTTACGAAAGTGTGATTTACTAACGGGTTGTGAGGCCAAACCCCCCCATTATTACTGCATGTATGATAACATGCAAGAGCACAATCGTTTGGTGGTTAATGTCGAATGTCGTCCCGACCTTCTTTATCATTTGTCATGGCATTTACGTTTGGACGTATGTTACCAATGGCTTTTAAAATATTTATTAAAACTTAAGGTTGACTCTTATTCGCATTCAACCTATATCACTAAGGTCTGGTTCTATCATCAGGGTCGACAGCTTAAAATAGATGCTCGGAGTATTAAGGAAATCACTAGAGTGGGATTTAGGAAGAAAATTAAGGAAGGTCCCTCCGTTTACGGTTCATTTGAACTTTTTAAATTACGCCAAACGGATCGTGGAAGACCCGAGTTTCCTCGTAGTACTTTGGAGATATCTGCGGCTGGCCAAAAGATAGCGGTTCAGAGTTGGGACAGGGCCCTGCGCTTACTTACTTTACCTGATGCCGACATTGTGAATTTATCTTCACTACGAGGAGCCTTGATCGCAGAAGAGACGGCAGTAACCATTAAAAATTTATATGAAATACTTCCTCTTGAGAAAACAGATCAAGAAATAGCTCTGGCCCACAAGATTCACAAAGATAGGCTGGCCACCTGGACTACGCAGCAGGATAAATTAAGGGAATGGAATAATGGTGAAGCCAAAAGCGACAACAAGCCGCCCGACCCAGGACCTAAACCAACTAACAATGCAGTTAATTGGTAGCTTTTATTCTAATTCGTAGGGCTCCCCAAAGAGTGGGGTAATATGGGGATCTCCGCAGGCACTAGAGCCTGCAGTTGTTTGCCAATCAGTTGCATGGGCCCCATCTATCCATGTATTAAAAGTGGAGCGTCCCGATGTAATTGGTTTAAAGTCATTGACGGAGTAAGGTTTTGCCACATCGTTAATCATTGGATTAACGTTAATAGCCGTTCCTTGGCCAGCTTCTAGGTTAATAACGGCCCCATAGTCTACTTTCCAATTTCCACCTACAGGATCTCTTCGCACATCATAAGGAGAGCCCTCGCCGCTTTGTCGGATTCTGGAAAAAGTAAAAAGCCCGACGTCATTAGCCGCATTGGGAGAGGTTATTAAATTTGGGTTTCCTGCTTGTCGAGCTGTTCTAAGCAATAACCCCGTAGATTCTGGGCCTACCCACCCTGTAGTGAAGAAATGACCCTCTTGAATGGTAACTGGGGTTGAGGACAGGCTCGTTGCGGCATCTGCATTAACCAAATAGTCATCTAGGTGGGGAACTTTAGCCCCCGTGATGTCTCCGCTTGTCATGGCGACCCCATTTTTCCAGAGCCCAGTTCTACATGTGTCAGTAAAGTTTTCATGCCATGGGCTGTGACCTGGGGCACCCGTATATCCTGCACCCTTCCAATTATCTCCAGGGTTAGGGCCTGCATCCAAGACAATGCCTAGATTTCCTGAAAATATATTACGAGACTCACCATTTGCCAAAGTAGTGCCTACCCCATAAGGGCTTACGCCGTTTATCAAACCAGTGGGAGTAGTGAATTTCCAGGTAATCTTATGACCTTGACCTGCGGACAGGCCATTCCCCCACCACTGTCCTTTGGAGCTTTCTTTCCAATCCAGCATACCGCTGGTATGGTACATATCCACACCACCATCAGTATTAGGTATTTTAACGTAAGCATCTCCTGATAAATGAAAGGGATTTCCATCGGGATCTATTCCAGATGGATCGAGCCCCACTTCAAATCTCCCATGTGAGAACAGGATTAGATTGTATTTGCCGTTGGAATCCAGCCAATCTTGGGCAGTCGTATTATTGGTTACTCCAAAACAAGATAGGTCTATTTGCCACGAAGGGCAAATCCCCGTGATACTATTATCGAAAACGCTTTGAGGATCTGTGCTCCAGCCCCCTACGTCGGGGGGTATCAGGCTCCGTCCTGAACCAGTTCCGAAAACATCGCTTATAAGGAACTTGGTGATGTAATCCTTGCTCGTGGCAGGATCTCCCGTAGCCATCAATCCACTAGCAATATTAGTTTTGTATGTTAAATACGGCATAGAGCTATTTTATGATACACCTTTTTTTGATTAAATGCCCAAAAAATTTGATTTGGTGTATAATTTATGATATAATTACTGTTTAAAGCATGAAAAACGAATCGGGAGACTTACTTAATGATAATATAGCGGGGGTAAACTGCATTTTACCCCACAAACACAAATATGCATGGGATTTATTTCTAACCAGTTGCGCAAATAACTGGATGCCTACTGAAATATCCATGCAAGAAGACATCAAACAATGGAAAAACAATGAAATCACAGATGATGAAAAGCTCCTCGTCAAAAGGTGCTTGGGATTTTTTGCAGGAAGCGAGTCTTTGGTTGGCAATAATCTTCTTCTTTCGGCTTTTCGATTTATTGCGGATGCTGAGTGTCGTCAGTACATTTTGCGTCAGGCTTTTGAGGAGAGCTTACACAACCTCACTATCGTTTATATATGCGATAGTCTGGACTTGGACATTAAAGAAGTGTTTAAGGCATATGAAAACATAGACAGCATTAAAGCCAAGGATGATTTCCTCATAGAGATAACCACGGACATCAGCCGCCCAGATTTTAAGCCAAACACCAAAGCAGGCAAGCAAGAGATTCTAAGAAACCTTCTTACTTATTATATCGTTTGCGAGGGAACATTTTTCTTTAGCGGATTCGCCATGCTTTTGGCGCTAGGAAGGCAGAATAAACTACAGGGGGTTTCTGATCAAATAAAATATACGCTCAGAGATGAAAGCAACCACATTCAGTTTGGCGTTTATATTATAAACACCCTTATCGACCAAAACCCAACTATCTGGACCAAGACTATACAAGGTGAATTCATAGAGCATATTAAAAAGGCAGTCGATCTTGAGATTGCGTATGCGCATGATGTCTTACCAACAGGGATCTTGGGACTCAATGCTGAGATGTTTGTGGACTATATGCATTACATTGGGAACAGGCGCCTTGAAGCCATCGGTTTAGATTATAGATTTCCTAGCGACCATAATCCCTTTCCCTGGCTAGGGGAAGTGGTGGACGTGCAGGCTATGGGCAATTTCTTTGAGCGGCGCGTTCGGGACTATCAGCAAGGCGGGGCTCTTGAGGATGATTTTTAATGGCCTCCCAGGCTGATCTAGATATAACTTATTTAAAAATGGCTGAGACATGGGCTCAGCTTTCTAAAGCTCGTCGCAAAAAGGTGGGTTGTTTAATAGTTAAAGATGGAACAATCATTTCGGATGGATACAATGGCACCCCCCGTGGCTTTGACAATAATTGCGAATATGAAAATTCAAAATCTTTTGATAATGAACTAATAACCAAGCCTGAGGTTTTGCATGCGGAAAGCAATGCTATTACTAAATTAGCCAAATCCACGCAGTCCAGCAATGGAGCCACCATCTATATTACTATTTCTCCTTGTGTCGAATGCTCCAAGCTTCTTATTCAATCTGGGATTAAGCGTGTAGTATACAAAGAGCTGTATAGAAATGACGAAGGCTTGCGGTTACTAAAAAAAGCTGGAATTAATGTAGAAATTCCTTATAATCAATAAAAGGAATCTCTTTTTGGAGATTTTAGTGTAATCTCTATATATGAATCAGCACGGATCGGCAAATAAATCGGACAATTTCCCCGTTACTACTAGAACTTTTAATTCCGTAGACGGGGTGGTTCCAGGTGGGGCCGCTACGGGCGTTACTGTGAATGTGGGAAATTATAACTGGCATAGTTATCAAGTTATAGCAACAGGTGAGGCGATCCCCCAAGGAACTTTCGTGATTCAAACCTCAAACGGAAATGTGTTTGGGGATTATTATAAAGCTGATGTTGACGGAAGCACAAATCCTAGTGGACTTCTTTACACCGACGAGTGGCTTTTTGAGAAAGCAAGGGTAGTGATTACAGGTGATACCAGTGCGGCAGTTTGGACGGTGACAGAAAAACATGGCCACCTCTAATGCCCTTACCTTCTAAAAACCCTTCCGAGAAAAGATCGGATTTCATGCGGCGGTGTATGTCGGACAAAAATGCATCTTCGGAATTTACGGACCCTAAGCAACGAGCGGCAGTATGCTATTCTCAATATGAGAAAAAGAAGAAAAAGAAGTAATGTTTCTGGCTATCCTGATCCTTGTATCAGCTCTGAGTATTTCGGCTACCGCCATTTACTTTAGTATTGTTGGGCTGACCACTATTTTTCCTGGAGCCTTCTGGCCCATTGTAATAATGGGAACCGTTCTGGAGGTAGGGAAGTTGGTGTGTGCCAGTTGGCTTCATCACCACTGGAAAACTGCCCCCCGATTACTAAAAATATACCTGACTGCAGCTGTTGCTATTCTCATATTTATTACAAGCATGGGTATTTTTGGTTTCTTAAGCAAATCCCACATTGAACAGCAGAGGGAACTCACACAAACCACTGCTACCATCGAGCAGTTAGAATCCCAAATAGCCAACGAACAAAACTTTGTAGAGCGCCAACAAAACCTCATCTCCAAAACAGAAAAACGAGAAGGAGCAACAGTTCAACGCACAGATTTTAATATTGAACTTGAGCAAAAAAAAATCAAAGAGCTTCAAGGCGCCCTTGGCACCTCCATTGCATATGATGAAGACGAACTTAAGCGTCTGGATGTGAGATTAACTCAGCTGGATGATGAGATCGCGGCTCTCGAAGCTACGAGCGGAGGGCTTTTTAGCAACAAAAAGAAAAAACTAGAGGAGCTATCTCTTACCCAGCAAGCGGAACGAGATCTTATACAAACTAAAAAAGACGAAGCAGAAGGCCGAATTAAAGAAGCCAGAGTTAATACTGAAAAACAAATACGAACCATACGACAACGCATTGACGCATTCCAGGATACTTCCACTACGGAAATTACCGAAGACCCTAATCTCCAAGAATATGAGGAGAACATTAGGGCAGCCTATCTTAGAATAGAAAACCTTCAAGCCAAGAAATTTTCCGCAGAATCAGAGATAGCGAACCTTGAGGTGGAAGTCGGACCTATTAAATACATTGCCGCATTAGTGGAAGATATGGGAATCGACAATGTGGTTTTAGCTGAAGCAGTTCGGTTCGTTATTTTGATTTTGGTATTTGTTTTTGATCCTCTTGCAGTAGGAATGCTTTTAGCGGCTAATTTAAGCCTTAGAAAAGCTCGTCAACTTCCCTATGAGAAACTTTCTGACCAAATAACTTCACCTTCCTCTAAGGTAACAGGCCCTATTTCACCTCCTCCCCCTTCTCCTCCTCCTCCTCTTTCACCTTCATCAGAAACCTCCAATGACACTAAAAAGAAATCTTCTCCTGGTATTTATCACGATCTTTAGTCTTCAGGGTTGTACTCCTTATCACAGAAGGCCTCCTGCGGACTACAACAAAACCATTTCCCACGAAGACATTAATCCCATCCCTCTTTTTAATTCCGAAAACAATTCCACTACTACCGACAATCAATCCGATAGCCATGTTTCTCCCTTCCTCTGGCTGGTAACGATTGTATTAATGGCATGCTTTATTCCCTTATGTTGGTATTTTACTCGTGATTATCGGGTGAAATTCTTGACTTTTCTCAAGAAGAAGTGTAATATGAAGTAGTTCTTTATAATTTAATGGGGGTGTACTGGATTCGACTGATGTTGGATTCTTACACTGCAGGCCGAAGATGCACTGGGCTTCGTAAAAAGGTGCAACACCCATACATGGCAATAAAAACCGTGTTAGGGCCCTCGGCTTCAAGAACCGACTCGCTACAAAGCGTTTCGGGTTGAAGAGCCGTAGGCTCGCCCTGGCAGCCTAGACAGCTGTCACCTCTGTCCTCTTGACGCAGATAGGGTGAGGCAGGGGTAATCTATCTGCAAAACAGATAAAAGTTTACTTGTACCATAAACTGCAAATAATTGAAACAAGAAGTTGGATGTTAATATCGTAACTCTAAAAAAAATTAACTAAGCCTGTAGGTGTGTATGCTTGAAGATACTCAGGACGCGGGTTCAACTCCCGCCACCTCCACCATTTTTTATACATTGCAGAAACTGAATACTAAATTTATTATTAATAAGCTTGTCATCCGCGATCCTGCAAAAGTTGGTGCCTTTTGGGCTAAGCAAACCAAATTTGCCAGACAGCTATTAACCAAGTATCCTGATCCTGAATTCTGGATCAAGATAACCTTCCCCCAGAAATATGAAGACCTGCTTTATTTAATGGGGCCCTATGGAGATAAATTAATAAAATCTCTTCAAAAGAACTTTTATTATAAAAACCCTGAACGATCCATAGAATATAGTAGAGGACCAGGACCTCGCGGGAGAAAAAAACAACTCCTTAACCCTCATAAAAAAATAATAGATTTCGATAAATGACCACTGCCAACAAAATTCTAAACTCCTTCCTTAAGGAGAATAAAGAACATCACTATAACTTTGAAGAAGCAATTGACTACAAGGTTTCAAGTGGAAGCCTAAAGATGGACTTTGAACTAGGGGGCGGCCTCGGCCCAGGCTTGCATAGGTTTATTGGGGTTAATGAAGGGGGAAAGACTAGTGAATCCCTAGAGGTTATGAAAAATTTCTTGAAGATGCCTAAGTCGCGTGGGTTTTTAGTGAAAGCCGAAGGGCGTTTACCTCTCGAAATGAGAGAGCGCTCGGGGGTGAATTTCGTTGGAGAAGAGGGTGAATGGAAAGATGGTAATTGTTTTGTTTTTGAGAGCAATATTTATGAAACTGTTGTAGATGCAATGCGAACTCTCGTTATGGAAAACGAAGGGGGGTTAAGATTTTGTTTTATTATTGACTCTTTGGATGGACTTATAACTAAATCAGATCTCAGTAAAAACTTCGAAGACTCTCATAAAGTAGCGGGAGGAGCGCTTTTAGGCGCCAAATTCATGCAAAAAATGAGCATTGCATTAGCGAAGCGAGGCCATATGGCTATTTTTATTTCTCAAGTTCGAGCTGACATTAAATTAGACCCTTACACTAAGGCTCCCGTTCGTCAAACGACTGCGACGGGGGGTAATGCCCTTTTACACTTTGCTAATTTTATCCTTCAGTTTGAACCTCGATTTAAGAAAGATCTTCTTATTCCCAACCTTACCCAACCCATCGACCCTGAAAAAAATCCCATCCTTGGTCATAATGTAAAGGTAACCGTAAAGAAATCTCCCAACGAAAAGACTAATTATACTTTCGAATACCCCGTGAGGTACGGGCGAACAGGGGGTACCTCTATTTGGGTGGAGCGAGAACTGATAGATATGCTTTATTTGTGGGACTTTATTCAAAAACGGGGGGCATGGATTTCTTTTGATGCAGACTTTGTAGAGCTTCTAAAGAAAAATAAATTCGAATGTCCTGAGAAAATACAAGGAGAAAATAAACTTAATACCTTTCTTGAAGAGAATGGGGAACTCAGGTCCTTTTTGATAGATTATTTTAAAAAAATGGTTTGCACAAAGAATGAAGATTAACATCGTAGGCTGTGGGCTGTCTGGGATTACTTCTGCCATTGTTTTAAAAAGCCTAGGTCATCAGGTAGAAATATTTGAAAAACGTAACCATATTGGGGGGAATTGTTATGATACTAGTGTTAATAATGTAAGGACTCATGTCTATGGACCCCATTTTTTTCACACTAACAACGAGGGGGTTTGGAGCTTTTTAAACCGCTATACTAAATTCAATGACCTTAAAAACAGACCATGGGCTGATACAGAAAAGTATGGGCTTATTCCAATACCCTACAGTCAAAAAACAATTAGTCATATCGGCAAAGAATTAACGCCCGACGAAATTATTAAAACAATTTTTGTTGATTATTCAGAAAAACAATGGAATTTACCGTGGGAGGATATACCCTCATCCATTACAGGGCGTATCCCTGCGGTCAGCGAAGCCACTGATCCTACCTGGTATGAAGGTGAAAAGTACCAAGGAATTCCCTCTGAAGGCTATACGGTGATGATGCAGAATATGCTTGATGGCATTAAGGTACATACGGGAGTAAAAAATAACGCCTGGAAAAAATACAAATGTGATAAACTCATTTATACAGGAAAAGTAGATACCTTCTTTAACTCTCAATGGGGGGAGCTTCCCTATCGATCCCTACGCTTTGAACATCATACTTCTACCAAACGGCTCCCCCATCATCTTATTAATCAATGTAATAAAAAACCTTATACCAGAATTTATGATCATGGTTATTTCTCAGAAGAAACGGTGACCGAAACTATTATTACCAAAGAATACCCCCAAGATTACAATAAGAAAAATATCCCCTATTACCCCATTCCCTTTGGTTATGGCCAGAAAATATATCAAAATTATAAAATTGCAAGCGCCAGCCAAGCTAATACTATATTTTTAGGAAGACTGGCGACTTATAAATATTTAGACATGTGGATGGCTATCGCCCAAGTTTTTAAAAAACTAAATTATGAAGTTTAAAACCCTAATTGGATCTCTAAAAAACGTTCGCAAACCCAAACATTATCTCATAGATTGGGACCAAAAAAGTAAAAGCAAAATACAATTTAATACCAAGCAATTTCTTCGATCCTACTGGAAAAACCATGTGGTATTTGAAGAGTTCCCCATGGTTGGAACAAAGCTTAGTTTCGATTTTTATAATGCCAACAAAAGAATAGTGGTAGAGGTTCAAGGTCAACAACATACAAAATACGTTCCCTACTTTCACGGCAAGTCTAAGTCAGGTTACATTGACCAGCTGCGACGAGACAATGATAAAATTAAGTTTTGTGAGATTAATAACCTCAAATTTGTAGAAATCTTTTCAGAAGAGGAGCTCTCACTTGAAACATTTGAAAAGTATGATATATTTCTATAATGGAACATTTAAGGTGTATATAGAGTATGGATGATTTGAATTTAAATAAAGACGAGCTACCCAAGTTTAAGTTACCCCAAGGACTTTTGGAGCAGCTTTTTGAATTCTCGGGTTCAAATGATGGAAATCGTGGTTATATGCTAGTTTTTATCAACCAAGAAGGGGCTCCCATGGTTTATTCCAAAGCTTCGAGTCAAATCATTGAAATGGGATTGCGCAAAGCAGCGGAAAAGTTTTTGCTAGACTCTGAAGAAGCGGAAACTAATTTTGATTTTGGGTCAGACGAGCAATAATTGGGTAGGAGAACCTCTCGCAGCGCAAGCTTTTGAGAGCAATCCTAATCCTTGAACAATCTAAAAAGAAAAGTGGAATTCTCCCGACAACGGACTAAGATGCCCCCGTTATGTTATATTCAAAAGACCTAGAGCAACACTTACTAGCAGGCCTTATCAAGTATCCTGAAAAGTATTTTGATATTTGCGCCTTCATAGATAAGACTGATTTTTTTACTGATCGAGGTAGTTTCGTCAATCAAACTATTTTTATTTATCTTAGGGATGCGGCAGAAAACAACGAACCGATTGATTCAGTTATTTTGGCCGAACGATTAAAGAGTAATCAAATTACTTTTAGAGATAATCTTGACGTGGGAGAATACCTACAATCTTTGGAGCGGATGCAGATTTCCAAAGACAGTATTCATCAAACCGCCATTGATCTTAAACGCCTTACGGTAAAACGAAGCTTACAACAGACGGGAGCCAACATAGCCAAGGCTATGGATTCTATTGATTCCAATCAAACCATCGAGCAAATAATTACTCATGCAGATAAAATTTATAATGACAAAATAGATTTATATACCACCGAACGCGATGAGCCCGAAAATTTATATGAGCGTGTAGAATATGAATTGGAAAAACGCGCTCAAAATGTAGGTATAGAGCAGGGATTCAAAGGCCCTCACGATAAACTACACTCTCTTTATGGATCTCTGTTGCGCCCAGGGAACATTACTACCATAGTAGCGCGGTCAGGAGTAGGCAAAACTTCTTTTTGTTTAGATTTTGCCACTAAAGTCTCTATGGTTTATGACAATACTCCCGTCTTACACTTTGACAATGGGGAAATGAGTCAAAGCGAACTTATTTTGCGCTTATGTTCTTCTATGTCTGGCATTCCTCTTTATTTGCTTGAAAGTGGTAGTTGGAAGGTTACAGGATATCGCGAGAAAGTGGATGGTCGTACCGTGGCAGAATACTCTCCCGCTGAGGTTCGTGATAAAGTTGCGGCTGTTTACAAGAAAATCCAAGGAGGCCGTTTTTATTACTATAATGTAGCGGGAATGACTGTTGAAGAGATGGTTAACAGTGCTAAGCGATTTTATTATTCCCACGTGGGCCGTGGGAACCCCATGATTTTTAGTTTTGATTACATAAAAAACACTTACGAACAAACTCAGGGTCGAAGTTCTTGGGAAATGGTCGGGCGCATGGTTGATGTTTTTAAACGTTTTATT